CAGAGCTACTCGATAGTATACGAGTAGTCTCAGGTCTAAGGCTGAGCAAGGTCATCGATAACTTGATGGTCGGCCGGTTCGGCGAACTGAGCTTAGCGAACATATGGGCCACGCTTTTCCCACCCAAGACGAAATCTTTCCGTAAGATTTCTTACTTTCCCGATAAAGAAGGCAAGACCAGAGTGATTGCGATCCTTGATTATTGGTCGCAGACTGCCCTCCGTCCTCTACATGACCACCTGAATAAGGTGCTCCGTAGACTCGGAAGGGTCGACTGTACCTTTAACCAAAGCGCTTTCACCTGACTTGCTTCCTTTACTCCACTGCATTCGTTAGATCTTTCTAATGCAACTGACCGTATGCCCATCGCCTTACAGCGACGAGTAATTAGTCATATTGCAGGAGAGGATTTTGCGAATGCATGGGTACACATCCTCGTTGGGTATGAGTATACCTCCAAAGGAAACCCCGCTGTTTCTTACGCAGCTGGGCAACCAATGGGGGCCTACTCGTCATGGCCAGCAATGGCTCTGACTCATCATCTAATAGTAAGGGTAGCTGCGTTACGTGCGGGTTTTCCGCATTTCACTAGTTACTCTTTGCTAGGAGACGACATTGTCATAGCCAATGCAGCTGTTGCACAGCAGTATAAGACTCTGCTAGCCCAACTCGATATGCCCATTTCTGAAGCAAAGACTCATGTGTCTAATGACACCTTTGAATTTGCCAAGAGATGGTTCCATAAAGGGTTGGAAGTTACAGGGTTCAGTACTGCTGGTATAAATAGTGTTTGGAAAAGATATTCTCTTCTTCATAACTATTTATGCACGCAGCGTGACCATGGTTGGGACCTAGAGATAGGAAGGCACCCGGAACTAATCTCAGCCATATACCGTTTATTTGGCAAGCCCGCACAAAGCGAGCGAGTCATTAAACTGTATATGGTGTTCGACGCGTTGGCGCAAGCCAAAAATACGGGAGAGCATTCTGTCCTTGGAACAAGGATAGAAGAGTTCTTCGGTATTTCTATCTCGCAGCACCTTCTTCGGTTATCCGTAGAAGGGCTCGATCTAAATCAGCTGATGAGGCTGGTTCGAATCGAGGCTGCGAAACGGCTCGTCGAACGAGATTTTGGGCGTTTCCAGAAGGACGCATACCGGATCAGCGCTAAGCTGAATGGCATGCTCTTCAAGAAATGCCCAGGTTTGGATGTCCAGTCCTACCGAAAAGCACTAGGGAAGAATAGTCCCTTAATCCTCGTCCTGAATGGAATGATCCTCGAGAGCGCCATGGTCCTTAATAAGACCTTTGGCCGAGCGGTGGGTATTACCCGCCACTCTACTCGCGAGTATCAGGCCATCGCAGGCTGGGATGAAGGCCAACAAGTAACAGAGGAATCCTACTTAAATGTAGGAGTCTCTAAGTACTTCGTTAGCAAGGGAGTTTTCTCCATGCGTGCAGCCCACTCTCTATCACTTGCGGACTCAATGTTAGTCAAAGTTATGCTCGACGTATGTCGAGACATGACCGAGAGAAACACTTGGGCTCCCGCACTTGTGGGGGGTGGTACTGTGCCGCAGGAGGAGACACAACCTACTCGCGAGGTACGGCGAATCGTTTTACCTGTCCGGATTCCATCCGGACCGGTGATACGGTTGCCGCCTGTTGAGCCGAGGGAACCTTAGTTCCGATTGGTAGACACTGGGCTCCCCAAACAGTTCCGTGGCAGTGAGCGTTCTTATGGTAGCGCTTACCATGTTACTATGAGGAAGACTTACTGTCTCGCCTCTATCCCTTGGCCCAGCGACCCCACTCAGGTGCGGTCATTGACCGGGCTACCAACCCGGTATGAGAGCCATCCGCAAGGATGAGTAGTCTCGCGGACACCCGAAATTCTGTTTTAGAATTCCTGGTGCGCCTATCCACTAACACTAGACTCTGAGAACCTAGAGCAGATCCCTG